TGCCAAGAACTCGGTCGAACGACCCGGACCTACGTCACTGGCTACAGCCTTTCGAGGGTTAATGTCGCTCGCGTTAGGCGAATGGCTAAGCGGTGTGTGGTGGCCAACTTCAACGGTGCTATCCCGAAAGATCGGTCAATCGTCTCCGTTAGATGGGAGACGACAAGCCCGTGGGCTATCCTCATGTCTAACGCTAGGATTGCTGCTGGCCAGCGCGAGACAATGGTAGATGTGACATTTAATTTCTCAGGCTGGGGCGGTTTGCTGGCTACCGTGACGCTGGATAACGATGAGGTCTACAACGCTGAGTTCCAGTTCACGGTAGTCGATACGCCGCTGTACCCTACGGCTACGTATCCTGTGTCGAACGGTCCGTATATTCTGACGGCTTCCATCTAGGAATTATTCCTATGCCTCTCAAGTCAGGCAAGAGTAAGAAGGTCTTTTCGGATAACGTTCGGACGGAGGTAAAGGCTGGCAAGCCCGTTAAGCAGGCTGTCGCCATCGCCTATTCGGTCAAACGCCGCTCTGGGAAAAAGAAGTGAAGCCCAAATATCTGACATTCTGTATCGAGATGGCCATCAAGCGACCAGGCGAACAAGTCATTTCGCCCGGCGTCTTCCGCATTGCACAAGAGCTGTTCGAATTGGATAGGAGCGGCCGCCTATGAAGATGAAGTCCAAGTCCACCATGAACCCCGCCATGAAGTCCCGTATGGAGTTCAAGGGCAATCTGTCCGCCGTCAAGAAGGCTCAGAAGGCCGACGACAAGTCCGATAAGAAGATCGCCAAGAAGTTTGGCGTGAAGAGGGCTTATTGATATGTCTCCGCAAGACTTCTGCTATTGGTTGCAGGGTTTCTCAGAGCTTACGGATAAAGCGCCTACAGCTGCTCAGTGGAAGGCCATTCAAGACCACTTGGCGCTCACCTTCGTTAAGGTAACTCCGCCTATCCAATGGCCTAACGTGACGCCTGGACAGATGACGCCAACGCCGTTCCCACCTCTTGTGGTCACCTGCTAGGAGACTACCATGGTCACTTTCGGTCTGTGTCTGGGTATCTGTGGCATGTATTGTCTGTATCACGAATACACGGTTTGGCGGGATGGAGATGGGAAGTGAAACAGATTAAGCCGTGGACTTGTCGATGGAACTGGATGACGGGCCGTTGGGATTTCATATCCTTTATCTTCCCGGTACTTCCACCATTCGCGCTTGGTATGCCGTCAATTGATCTGTCATTTGACCCGGATAAAACTGACAAGTAAGCTTTACTCATCTTTTTGAACTGTTTAAAGATTGACCATTAACTATGGCGAGAACGAAAGGATCAATTAATCGATCGACTGAGCAGGTAAGGCGCGCTGTCGCTGAACTGCTCGAAATGTCTGCGCCTCGCATGATGGGATGGCTTGAAGTAGTGGCTACTGGCCAGAAAGAGGCCGGCCCAGATGGGAAGGACACTTGGCTAGTTAAGCCTGAGCCTGGAAAGGCCGTTGACCTCGTTCTGAAGGCTGCTGAGTATCACATCCCCAAGCTTGCTCGCACTGAAAGCCACATGAGCGTCGAAGAGAAGTCCCACGAGGATTGGCTGAATGGCCTTGAGTGAACAGGAAGCGCGAGTAAGGCTTAAGGAAGACCTGGCATTCTATGCGCGTAACTGTCTCAAGATTCGATCCAAGTCGGGGAAGGTTGCGCCTTTCGTGTTCAACAAGGCTCAGGAGCATATCCACGAGGCTTTGGAGCGGCAAAGGGCTGAGACTGGCAAGGTTCGTGCGCTGATCCTCAAGGGTCGACAACAGGGCTGTTCTACTTACGTTGGAGCCCGGTTCTACCATTCCTCTACCTGGCGCAAGGGCATTCGCACCTTCATCCTCACCCATGAGGACCAGGCGACCCAGAACCTGTTTGAGATGGTGAATCGTTACCACGAGCACTGTCCAAAGGCTGTCCGACCATCCACGGGTGCCGCTAATGCCAAAGAGTTGTTCTTTGACAAGCTCGATTCTGGTTACAAAGTTGGCACTGCTGGAACAAAAGGAGTGGGTCGATCAAGCACTATTCAGTTGTTCCACGGCTCGGAGGCTGCTTTCTGGCCCCACGCGGACACCCACGCGGCAGGTGTATTACAAGCGGTTCCTGATGCGGATGAAACTGAAATCATCCTTGAGTCAACTGCGAATGGCGTTGGAAACCTTTTCCACCAGAAGTGGCGAGACGCCGAAAACGGAATAGGCGAATTCATCGCCATCTTCGTTCCTTGGTTCTGGCAAGAGGAATACCGCAAGGACGTTGAGATTGACTACACGTCTGAGGAACGTGAATACGCAGCCATGTACGAGCTCGATATGGCTCAGATGGCATGGCGGCGTAACAAGATAGCCGAGCTGAAAGACCCGATCCTGTTCAAGCAGGAATACCCGGCCACCGCTGCTGAAGCGTTCCAGATGTCGGGGCACAACAGTTATATCAAGCCTGAGCTGATCGCCCGAGCCCGCAAGTGCGAGGCTGACGAATCCGGACCGCTGGTCATTGGCTTTGACCCCGCTCGCTTCGGTGACGATGGATCAGCCATGGCTCGCCGTCGTGGCCGCAAGATTCCCAAGGTTGAGAAACGCATCAAGCTAGACACCATGGAGTCTGCCGGCTGGTGTAAGCAGGTGATCGATGCCGAGAAGCCTGCTCGCCTGTTCATCGACGTAGGTGGACTTGGTGCTGGCATCTACGACCGCCTTATCGAGATGGGCTATGGCGAGGTCGTGAAGGCCGTGAACTTCGGCTCCGCGCCCCTTGAACCGCCCAAGTTGGACGATGATGGTCGCGAAGTCGGTGGCGGACCGCTAAATCGCCGTGCCGAGATGTGGATGGCGTCGAACGAATGGCTACAAGACCCAGCTGGCGTCTCTATCCCCGATTCAGATACCTTGCAGGCCGATGCCTGCGGACCTGGCTACAGCTACGACTCCAATACTCGGCTCCGCATCGAGAAGAAGGAAGACATGCGCCGTCGAGGCGTTCCGTCTCCTGACGAGTGGGACGCAGTAGTATTGACCTTTGCCGAGCCTGTGGCTCCGGTGTATACCGCACCAAACCTTAGTCTCACGACCCAATTCACCCATCACGGCTTCGGCCAGCGTCAAGACATCTTTGGAGGCTGATATGGCCAAGCAGAAGACCTACCAGCCGAAGGAATCGACCAAGGCGTCAAAGCCTAAGGAGCGCGATTCGTTCACCCAGAAGATGCTTGAGAGGGCGCAGGACGCATTCCACTTCGATACGGAGCAGCGCAGGCGGTGCGTCGAAGATATGCGCTTCGCCTTTGAGTCAGGCAAGCAGTGGGATGTCCATCTAACGGCCAAGCGCCGGAACAAGCCAAACTACGAGTTCAATCGGATTCGCCAGCTCATTCGCCGCGTTACCGGGCAGCAGCTCAAGAACAAGCCCAATATCAAGGTCCGCGCCGTTGAGGACAACGACAAGGACGTAGCCGACATCTACAACGGACTGATCAAGAACATCGAGGTTCAGTCATCGGCTGAGAATGCTTACGACACGGCCTTCCAATGGGCGTGTGGTGGCGGCTACGGCATTCTCCGGGTCACGGCTGAGTATGAGCCTGGCGATAGCTTCGACCAGCGCCTGTGCATCAAATATGTCGCTGACCCCATGACGTGCTTCTGCGACCCTTCGGCGCGTGAGTTCGACCGTTCCGATGCACGATTCTGGTTCGTTACTGAGCTTATTCCGCGCGAAGAGTTCAAGAAACGCTGGCCTGATAAGGACGAAATCGACTTCGATGTGACCACGGCGACCGATACATACGACCGCGAATGGTTTAATGAGGAAGAGATTCGCATTGCTGAGTACTGGTACACGGAGCCCGAGACCAAGACCATCTACATGCTGTCGGATGGCGGCGTGGTCAACGCTGATGAGTTCGATCTGATCAAGGACGAGATGGCGAATCCGCCTGTCGATCCTCAGACCGGCCAGCCTCAATGGCAACCCGTGACCATCAAGAATGGTGCAGACGGCAAGCCGATGATTCGCGAGGTTGAGACAACCTGCGTCTATTCGTGCCTGTGCTATGGCGGTGGCCAGCTGGAAGCCCCGACAAAGTGGGGTGGAACCATGATCCCTATCGTCCCTCAGTGGGGCGACTTGGTCGTGATCGATGGCAAGCAGATTTACAGCGGCATGACTCGTTTTGGTCGCGACTCTCAAATGATCCATAACTTTGAGATGTCTACGCTGGTTGAGGTGGTCGCCAAGCTTCCGAATAGCCCCATGAAGGCCACTCCGGCCATGATTAAGGGTTTGGATAGCTATTACGAACGATTGGGCTACGACGATCCCCCGGTTCTGCTGTACAACCACGATCCGGCTGCGCCTGGCGCTTCGCCAACCCGCGAGCCCATGTCTCAGATGCCCACGGCTCTCATTGGCCTAGCGAACATCGCTGGCGACGAGATGAAGGCGACGCTTGGCGTCTATGACGCTTCGCTGGGCGCTCAGTCTAATGAGACGTCTGGCCGCGCCATCATGGCCCGCAATACCCAGTCTGATACCGCCAACTTCGTCTATGTGGACAATCAGGTAAAGGCGCTCAAGCGGCTTGGAGAAATCCTCGTTGATGCCATTCCGAACTATTACGACGCCGAACGTACCATTCGCATTCTTGGCGATGACCTTGGCGAGAAGTATGTGCAAATCAACCATCCCGTCATCGGCACGGATGGTCAGATTCACGTGGAGAACGATCTAACGCGTGGCAAGTTCGACGTGACCTGCACGGTCGGCAAGGCTTACGACACCGCTCGCATGGAGCTGGCAGACCTTGGACAGACCTTGGCACAGACGCCCGGACCCATTGGCGCTATCGGTCAATACCTGCTGATCAAGTCGCTGGATGTCCCGGGCATTGATGAGGTCATTACGGCTGTCCGTAAGCAGCTGGTTAACGCTGGCATCCTTCCTCCCGCCGAAGGTGAGCAGCCGCCTCCGCCTCCGCAGCCTGATCCGCTCAAGGTCGCTGATGCCCAGCACCGTCAGGCACAGGCCCAGCTTGCTATGGCTAAGGCTCAGGACATTCAGGCCAAACAGCAGTCGGAGATTCAGAAGAATGAAGCCGATGCCGCCGAGACCATCTCCAAGATTCCAGGCCACGAGGCGGACGGTCATCAGACCATGATCCAGAACGCCCAGGCGGTTGCACCATTGCAGCCGATTGGCACGGTTGTTCCACGTGAAACACCGCTTCAGGTGAATACGGGCGATTACACGGGAGGGTTCTAAATGGCTGGCGGCGACATCAAATAAGTAAAGCAAGCTTGACTCCAACCCCAAAGGGAATAACATGAGCACCGAAACTAACGTGGTTGTCCCCACGGATGCTGCACCGCAGCTGAAATCAAACGACACGAGTGTACGAGTGAAGGTGGAAGCTCCTAAGCCGGAACCGGTCAAGGAAGTGAAGCCTGAACCTGTAGTAGCCGAAACACCGGCTGACCCCGTGGAAGGGGTAGTTAAAGACGCGCCAGACGCGGACTCTCCGCAGGCACGCGAAAAGCGCATGCCTCGCTGGATGAAGGAAAGGCTGGAACGGGAAAGGCAGGTAACTGAAGCCCGGACCCGAGAGGCGATGCTACGCGAATTCCAGGCGAATCAGCCTAAGCCGGATGTGGCCCCAGTGGTCGAACAGCCGAAGGCCAAGACGCTTGAGGACTTCAACTTCGACCAAGACGCCTATACAGACTACTTGGTTGAGACGAAGCTCACGAAGCGAGAGCAAGCAGCCAAACTCGAAGCCGAGAATAAGGAACGTGCCAAAGCCGCCGAAAGCTTCAAGGCCAAGATTGATGCCTTTGAGGAGCGTGCAGGAGATGGGACTTGGCAGGACATTGTCGAGTCGCCGTTGAACACCGATCCGGCCTACAAGCCGCTTACGGACTTGTTCATGGGTGACGAACATGATCTGGACATTGCCCATTACCTAGCCGAGAACTTGAAGGAAGCCGACCGAATCAAGGCGCTGCCTCGTTTGCAGCAGGTTCGTGAGGTTGCCAA